CATTTGATGCTTTATCTTTTGGTATGGCTACTAAAGTTTTTAATCCATTTGGATTTCAAAATATATTTGCAAAACAAGCAATGAATACCTTAATTCAAGCACCATTACAAGGTGCATTAGGTGGTGCAGGTGAAGCTACTGGTCAATACTTTACTTTAGAAGAAGGTGAAACCTTAAGATTTGGTGATATAAATATGGAGATAATAGGTGAGTTTGCCTTTGCTCCTGCTGAAGCAATACTAGGACAAGCATCTGCTGGATTTCAAGATGTAAAAAAATCACAAGCATTAAAAACTGAAACACAATATAGATTAGGTAAAAACTTTTTTGAAATTTATTTAGAACAAATGAAACAAAAAGGTTTTGGAGAACAAGCAGAAAAAATAGCTTTTGATATTAACAAAAAATCTGAAGCAAGAATTGAAGGTGGAGAGAATCCTTTAAAAGCTTTTTCTGAAACTATAGAAGAATACAATAATGACATGCCCGGATTTGGTGAAGCCTTTGAAATTTACAAAAGCTTTACAGATGAATTTAAAAATCCTACATCTTTTCCTAGTAAAATTGTTACAGAAAATTCAGAAACTCCTAATGCATTTCTTGTAAAAGATAATGGTGATAACACATTTTCTATTACAGATTATCAAGGCAATGTATTAATTAATCCAAAAACAAATCAACCCTTTTCACCATATAATTCTTTAGAAAAAGCTGGTCAAGTTTCTAGTGGTTTAAATCTTATAGGTCAAACTCAGTATGCTGTAGAAAAAGTTAACGATTATATCTTAATGCAAAATTTAGATAGTAATAATTCTACAATACAAAATCTAGGATTAAAAATTTCTAATCCTTATTATGATGGTATTAGCTTTCAAGAGTTAAATGAAATAGGTGTAAGCCAAGAAATAATAAAAACAATTCAAGATGCTACAGGCAATCAAGCTAATGTAGCAATAAGTCAATTAAAAAATATTTTATCTAAAGCACAGTTTGATAAAGTAATGAATGCAAGAAGTGAAAACATTTTGCTTAATGAATCAAGTGCACCCAACAGCGTATCTGCTGCAACAATAAAACGAGTTCTTAAAAATAAAAATATAGATAGTGATGTAAATGATGAGTCATTTAAAAGACTTGCTTTGCATTTTACAGGTGAATCTTCTGTAGAAAAAATGAGTGTTGCACAACGCAGAGTTTTATATTCTGTAATAGAAAGCTTACCACCATCAACAGATTTAATACTTCTACCTGATTTTACACATAGAAGTTATTCATTAAATGATTACTCTAAAGCTATAGATGCTATTGAAGAATCTAAAAAAACTACATTAAAAATAATTAAAGATGCAACTGGTTTAAATAATTCAGAAGCTAAAAGATTAAAACAAGATTTAATTACTTCTGGTTATATAAAAAATAATAAATGGGTAGGAACAGGTAGTCAAAAATATAATTTTGATGGCTCTATAAAATTTGCAGAAGATATTAAAATTAATGAAGATTTAGATAATTTTGCAGAAGATTTTAAAAAACAGAATCCAGAAATGTCTATTAAGTTTGACCCTTATATAGGAAATATAAAAGGTAATATTGAATTAGAAGGTGCATACGATAAAGTTTTTGATGAAATAATTATACCTATAGATAGAGCCGGAACTGAATATAAAAAAGACCCAAAAAAATATTTAAATAATTTAGCAAGAATATTAACTCACGAAAACTGGCATGCCCTTAGACAAGCAGATGTATTTACTGAAGATGAATATAATACTTTAGCAAATTTTGCTAGAACAAAAAAGCCTAAAGGTAGCAAGAAAACATATCTTGAAATAATTACAGACCCAGAAGGAGCATATAATACTCCAGAAGCATTAGAATTATCTGCAATAGAATCTCAATCAGATATTATAGAAGAAGCTATAGGTTTAGGATTTGAAGAATTTGGTGAAAATAAAAAAAATGTTACAGGTAAACCGCAACAAATTTTTAATAAGGTTGAAAACTTTTTTGCAAGTCTAACCAATTCTTTAAAAGGAAATGGATTTACAAATGCTACTGATATATTTAATAGAGTTACTTCTGGAGAAATAGCTAACAGGCAACGAGGTGTAGTAAGAACTACATTAGAAACAGATAGAACTGAAACAGAATTTGCAAACATATTTGAACGAGGCAAACAAACAGCAGGTGTAGCAGATGTTGAAGACTTGCCTGATATACAAGACAGTCCTACTTTAAAATTTTCTCTTAAAAATTCATCCAATCAAGATGGTAAACCTAAGTCACCATTAGTAAATGAGTTTTTATTTGGAGCACAACAAAAACAATTTTCTACAAAACTAAATAAGATAACAAATGCTTTGTTTGAAGAACAAGATATATTTGATAACTATTTATTAAATAGAAGAAAGACAAACTTAAATAATAATAATGATGTAAAACTTACACAAAACTATTTTAGATTATTAAGCAGTATGCTTTTGCAAAATCAATTTGGTAAAGATGTAACTACTATACCTATGTATATGGTAGGAGACCCATCAAGAAACTCACAAACAATATTACATATTAATAAACAAGATGCTTTAAAAACAGCACAACTACAAGGTAATATTAATTACGATACTGTTGGTGATACATCTAAATTATCTACAGTAAATGTGCCTAAGTATTCTGTATTTTTTCATCCTCAATTATTTAATCTTGGTAAACCATATATATCTAATCCATATAAATCAGAAGGATTATTTTCTGTAGACTCAAGAAGTATTCCTTTAAATATTGTATCAACAGAAAAAGTTAATCCAGTTATAGGCACATCATCTCCTAGAGTTAAGTACAGTTTAAAAAGAACTGAAGGAAGAATGACAACAGAATCTTTAAATACTATAAGAGCTTCTCAATTTCAAATAGATAATTTATATAAAAGATTTGCAGATGAACTAACAGGTGTTGAAGAAATGTCAGGATTAGATTATCAGTTAGTTGATGCAATATTAAAAGATATAGATAATCAAGGTTCTGATTCTATTGCAGCAATATTACAAGGTGATGAAGATTATATAATAGATAACTTAGGTCTGCCTCAATATAGAATGGGTAAGATTGATGAAGTAAGACAGGCTATAGAAGATATAACTTTTAGTTCTATGAAATATTTTCCAGAATTTATAGTTGTATATAGAGGCGGAGAAATTAATCCTAACTATGATGTAGTTCCTGTAACAATGAACAAATCAATAGCAGAAGACTTTGCAGCAGGTCGTCTTGAATCAGGCTATAGAGTAAGTGATGATGATGTTTTAACAGAATATTTAATACCTAGGTCTAAAGTATTAGCAGACATAAATGCTTTAGCTCCAAAAGATACACAAGAAGATTTACAAATAAGTCCATATGAAAGAACTTATTCAAGACAATATGAACAAGAACTATTAGTTAATGTAAATGATTTAATACCATCTAAGTTAGAAAGACTAGGACCAATAGAATTAAAATCTATTAAAGATAGAATTGCAGATGAAAAAAGAATTGGTCAAAAAAGTATAAAACAATTTGATGATGAGTTAACAGAAAAAACAGTTAGTCTAATGATGTCTCCAACTCTTGGACTTGGTGGAGATGTTGCTCCATTAACTAAAGAAGATGGAACTGTTAGAGGAATGACAGACAGAGAATATACTCATGCATTAAATGATTTAAGATTTCAATTATCTAAAATAAATCTAGGAAACATTACACAAAAACAATTAAGTAATATATTAAAACATCCTGCGTTAATTGAAGCTGAAAGAATAATGTTTAGTCAACCAACAGTAGAAGGAAAACTAAAACCAAAATTTGTACATGATTTAATAGAAATAGCTGAAGCTTATGCAGAAGATATTTTATCTGTTGATAAAAAAGCTACTTTCTTAATTGGATTACCTGCTTCTGGCAAGTCTTATTTTGCAGAACAATTAGCAAAGAAAACTAAATCAGCAATAATAGATTCAGATGATGCTAAAAAAATGATGCCTGAATTTAAAGGTGGATTAGGTGCTAATGCTACAGCACCAATGTCAAGTAAGTATGCAGCTTCTGTTATGGATAATATAACAAATCTTGGTGCTAATATAATTATACCTTCTGTTGGTGGTAGTTCTAAATATGGAAGCATGGAAAAGAAAATTTCTATGTTAAAATCAAAAGGTTATAGTGTAGATGTTATATTAATTGATACAGACTTTAATCATGCTTTAGTTAGAATGATGAATAGATTTGTAGATACAGGTAGACTTATAGCTACAGATTATTTTCTTGATGTTGAAAATACTCCAAGAGATACTTACAATAGATTGAAGGATTCTGGTTTGATAGATAACTATGCCTTCTTAAATAATAACTTTGCAAAAGGAGAACAGACAGTTGAAGAAGACCCCAGTAAATTACTACAAGAGTATGGAGAGCCTAGACAAATTGGAATCGGAGATGTTCGAAGAAGTTATGCAGAACGGTCCGACCTTGCGAGTGCAATTGAAGAAGCAGAAACAGAAGTCGAACTCCAAAAACAAAAATCAATAAAGGCAGGAGTCACTCCTGTAATTAGTGATAACGCTTCACCTGAAGCAAAGCTTTCAGCAATCAATGCACAGAAAGATATTAAAAATGCTAGTACAATAAACTTAGATGTTGATTCTATTATTGATGGTATAGATAATAATACAAAACTTAAATACTCATTTAAGAAAAGTGGTAAGCCACTTAAACCAGCCACAGAAAGATTAGTAAAGAAAATGACTATCAGAGATTTACTTCCTGATAATGAAACTATTTCTAGTAAAGTATTAAAGTCTTTTAAATCTGTTGACCCATTAAAATTTAGAGAAGCAATACTAGACCAGTATGCAAGAATTGCAGAAACAGATTATTCTGCCGGTAGAAAAACAGAACAAGGACAAAAGTTTTTATCTGCATCTCTTTCAGCAGCAGCAGCAATGTATCATTCAGATAGGTCAGGAGACATATATCAACAAGCTTTTATGCATGGTGTACCTGTATATAATACAAAGAAAGGATTTACTACAGTAGTAGATATATCTCCTGAAGATGGTAAACCAATTAAAGCACCACACGAAATATTTAAAAATGCTTATAACAATCCTCAAATGATGTGGGCATTTCAAGCTGTACTTGCAGTAAAAAGAGAAACTAGATTTAATAATGAAGGTAGAAAAGTAAAGATAAATGCAAAAGATAAGAAAGATGCAGTAATTGCTTTACAAGAACATCCTGAAATACAAACAATGATTGATGATTACCAGCGTTGGAATCGTCATTTAGTTAGATTCCTTATAGACACAGGAGTTCTTGATGAAAAGACTGGGAATGTTTGGATGGAACATTCAGATTACATTCCATTTTATAGAGCAATGGAAGGTGAAGAAGGATTTAAAGGACCACAAATATTTCAAGGTATGCAACTATCTCCTTTTAAAAGAGCTAAAGGTAGTGAAGAAAAAAATATTGTCGACCCAATAACAGGTATAACAAACAACGCAAGAGCAGCTATTAATGCTGGTATGAAAAATGTAGCAGCTAATAGAACTATGCGTAACTTAGTTATAATTAAAGCAGCAGAACAAGTTAAAAATAATACTGCTGGACCTAATATAGTTAAGATAAAAGTTAAAGGTAAAACTAAATCATTTAGTGTTGATGACCCAGATAATTATAATTTATTTACTGTTATGACAGGTGGAGATTTTCTTCCAACTAATATGCTAATGAGTGTAATGCGAGGAAGTAAAAGAATGGTTAGTGACCTTATAACCAGAATGCCTGACTTCTGGTTTAGACAAGTAGTAAGAGATAGTATGTCTGCTTGGTTTTTAAGTGGAGCTAATTATGTGCCAATATTAAGTCAGCTTAAAGAAAGTGCAAAAATAACATATGGAATGATGACAGGTAACTTGCCAGAAGAATATGTTGCTTTAAGAAATGCAGGTATTATTCAAGGCTATGAAAGAGGTGTTAGAGACATTGATAGCACACAAACTCTTGTTGAAAATGCATATAAGAAAGAAAGATATAAAGAAAAAACTACACTATCTAAAGTAGCAACAGCACCTCTTGATATCATTACAAAAGTATGGGATATATTAGGTCAAGGTACTGCTATAACTGATGCGGCAACAAGAGTATCTGTATATAAAGATACATTAAAAAGAACAGGAGATGTAGCAGAAGCTCTATCACAAGCTATGGAAGTTCTTAACTTTACAAGGCGTGGCAATAACAAATCGTTTCAACTTGTTACACAATCAACTATGTTTTTAAATCCTAGACTACAAGGTGTTGATGTTTTCTATAGAGGACTTACAGGTAAGTATGGAATAGGTAGAGGATTAACTCGTAGAAAAAGAGCAGCAGCAGTTGCTTTAAGAATGTTATCTTATATATCTTTAATGCCTTACTACTATTTATTAGTAAGAGATTCAGAAGAATGGGAAGAAGCATCAGAAGAAACTAAAGATAACTATATTATTATTCCGGGAAGTAAAGAACTAGCAGGTTCACCTTTAGGAATACCATTACCATTTGAAGCAGGATTCTTAACTACAACTGTACCAATGAGATTGTTAGCTAAAACTTTTGGTGACGATACACAAAAAGATTTGCGTGAAAGTATGGTAAGAAATATTACTAATACTTTAAAAATTAATCCATTAGAAATGACAGCTATACAACCATTAGTTGAAAACTATTTTAATTATGATTTTTATACAGGTAGAAAAATAGTACCTCAGTATTTAGATGACATAGGAGATTTAGCATACAGACCTAGTACAGATACATTGTATAAAAAAGTAGGTGACGAATTAAATATTAGTCCTTTATATATAGAAAATTTAGTATCAGGTTATACAGGTACGGCAGGTACATATGCTATGACATTTGTAGATTCTTTAATTACTAAAGGTCCAAATGAAGCTAAGAGTGCATCAATGCGTGTCGACCAGCTTCCAGTCGTGGGTGCTTTTTTACTACCAACAGAGGGTAATAGATTGGAAAATCAATTCTTTGATTTAAAAGAGATGGTGGACAATCAAGTAGAAAGTTTTAGAGTATTAGAAAAGAAAATACTTGATGAGGGAGATATGGGTGCTTTGGGCATGACTAAAGAATATAAAATAGAATACAAGGAAGCACTGCAAGGATTACAAAAAGACCTTAAGAAAACATCAGACCAACTAGGAGAGATAAGACAGGCTAAAGCTATCATAAATAATAGTCAGGAACTAAGCTCAAATCAAAAAAGAGACCAGATACTTGAGCTTGACGAAATTGAAAATGATTTACTACGGGGAATGGATATTTCGGGTATCAGAAAATTTTATATTGAAGAACTACAACCAGACTTAAGGATAAGAAATTAAATATTAACAGGTTAATACTTATATCTTTTACATTTTTTCTGCGAAGGTTATCGCAAACCCTTTAGATACAACATATCTTTTTATTTTAAAACAATTTACCGGTAGCTGCGTGAAAGCTGCTGGTTTTTTTATACAGGTTTAGGTAATGTTGGTATAGGTATAGGGTTTATATTTACAGGGAAATCAAAAGTTCGCATCTTGGATTCTCTTTATCGAATCCACCAAACTTATAGACAACTTTATTGACTTGTTCAAAGCTATCATCTTTAAGAACACCGGCTTTAACCAAAGCATCACAGGTAAACTTGTCTATGATTGAACAGGGATTGCTTATATCTATTCTTCTCTTAGTCTTAGCGTAATAGGTATAGGTTAATGTAACAGGTTCATTGAACTTAGATAACTCTTTGAGTTCAGGTATTAAGTTATCAGTATAAATCTTCTTAGAGTTAGATAGTATTCTGTAATGGGCATTACGATAGTTATTTAGATTAAGTATGAACTTCTTATTCTTAGAGTAGTAAACTTCTAAGGGTAAGATAATCTTCATTTAATAAGTTTTAATTTAATCTTCTTAAATAATGATGTACCTTTCTTATACTTTTCTTTTTCTAATCCTATTGGTAAATTAATAGAACAGTTTCTCGATTTTTTTAATTCCACTTTCATTGGCTTCATCTTCATTCTTAATTCCCCTCTCATGTTTTAATGGTTTTATAACAAAGAAATCCTTATGTTGAGGATAGCTATGTATAAAGTACCTAGCGTAATAACATATAAAATCATTTGATATTTTAAATGCACTACCTTTAGTTATTATATCAGTCTCCCATCTTATTCTTTGTATAATTGCCCAGTGTGAATAATGCTTTCTCCCACTTCTTATTGCCTCAAAAGTAAATTTCTGAAACAGTTTCCAAACTTCAGGATTTTTCTTATGCCACTTCCACCACTTAGCTTTATTCTTATCTATACATTCCATGAGTTAAACTCATTTAACAATCCATTGAATACAATTCTAGCGTGTTCATTTGTTTTTAATTCACTTCTGCTTTTTATGGCACAATAATCTCTAAGTCTTTCTGCACATTGAGTCTCATCAAAACCCTCTCTTTCCCATTCAGGAACATCAAACCTATCCATAACAAAATCTTGGAACTCTCTTTCTCTACAAAGTAATCCGGCTTTCATTACAGCTTTCTCTCCATCACTTTTTTCTTGAGGTATAACAGGCTCATCTTGGTCATTTAATAAAACCATAGCAACTTGATACCTACTACCCACCCAGTCTCTTAAAAGACTTTCAGGTACATCTGATGGGTGTACAGCAAGAGTTAAGATATAACCATTCTTATCTTGCCTCATAGCTATCTTCACTCCCTCAAAAGTTATAGTCGCTTTTTGAAATGTATCTTCATAATTATCCATTTTTACTTCTCCTTTTTTTTAATTTTCTTATCTGCAATTTTTGTTTTTGCTTTGTTAAATATTCTTTCCCAACCAACATCCCACTTGTCAGGACTCTTTGCTCTAGGTCTACTACCCTTTCCACCATGCCATTGTTTAGTCATTTTTCTTGAGTAAGCATATAGATTGTTAATAAACAAATACCTATAACAGCTAATAAAGAACTATCCATTTTCACTCCATTTTTTATATTTACTTTCTGCCCATGCAAGAGCATCTATTCCATGCAACGCCCACCACATACTTTCTTTACCAGTTCTATGACAATCCATGTGATGTTCAGCACATAAAGGAACTGCCCACTGGTCTCCATTTTTCAACCCCCATCCTCTTTTTTGAGAATGTCTTAAGTGATGAGCATGAACTCCCTCTCTACTACAAACAAGACAAGGATATTTTCTTATGTACTTAAGATACTTTTCACTTCTGATTCTTTCTTCTTTCAAGTATTAACTCCTTAATATTTAAAATGGTAAATCATCCAACTCATCTTTAACATTTGCTTCAAGGTTTACAGTATCAACTACTTCTTGTGTAGCTTTTTCCTTATCACTTTTGTAAGTGTCCATCTCAATTGCAGTGTACATATATTCTGTATTCTGTCCGGTCTTAGGATTTACATTCTTTGATACTCTATTCCACATAGCGATACTTAAGTCAGCACCTTTCTCTCTCCTTGTATCAGACTTAACAGCTTCAACCATTTCCCTCAACAACTGCTCACTAATAGTGATGGTGCTTTTGTAATCAGGATGTGTTTGCTTTTGCTTGTAACCATTCTTAAAAATGTTACCAGTTACTTTTGCTTTGTTTTTATAATCTTCCATTATTTCAATTCCTCTTTTTTAGTTTTAAATAATTCCACAATCTTCTCAAAAATATCCTTATGTCTACTTTCGATTATGTCGATTGAGGGTTTGTTTTTTACAAAGACATCATTCAATCCATCAACATCTTTGCAAAGTTTTAGAGGTACTTGAATACCATCTAAAAATAGGTTCGCCCAATTCTCATCATGCTTATCTTTCTCTACAGGCTTTGATTCATCACTTGATACTGCACCACTATAAATAAGTTTGCCCTCTTGCTCATTAGCATCTTCTTTTACTACAGCTTTCTTTGGTTTAGTTTCTTGTTTATCAGTAGAGGGCAGGTCTTGTCCGGCATATATATACAGTCCAAGTCCCCACATTCCTAAAGTCTTAACAAGACATCTCATCTTAGTATCAGATACTTCTCTTGCACTAGGGTTAGCAACTGCATTGTTTTTAAAATCCATTACAGGTAACCACATTTCCCTTGCTAGATTTCCAATAGTAACTCTACATCTAACTTCAGCAGTTCCATCCGGAAGTGTTACATAAGGAACACCAGTCTCTTGATTCTCATAAAAGTTATATTGTGCATCAGGGTAATTGTCCATCATTGTACCCCATGCCCACGCCCAACTTAGGTATGATAGGTTCATCTTCTTTTCAACCTTATCACTTACATCAATCTTACTTAATGTTTCCCATACATCTTTATATGTTAGTTCTTTATTCATTTCTTTCTCCATTTTGCATACTCCTTGTAGCTTGTATTAATAATTTAGTATCTGTTGATACGAATTGGTCAAAGGTCATTTTCTGTTGAGTAATGATACGCCTAGAATAATCTTGTATTAAGATATGCCTATCATCTTCAAAGGCTATTTTAATATGTGGTATTCCCTCACTCGCTAGGACTTGCATAAATCCTATTATCTTTCTCAACACTTCTTCATTTTTCATTTTGTTTACTCCATTTTTGATATTGACTACACCATTCATTTACTTTGCAGTAGTTACCGGTGCATCTTATAGGTTCTCCTTTTCTTTCATCAATGACATACTCATCACTATCTTTCTCTTTTAAAAACTTTTCAGCTTCTTCTTTGTTATCAAAGACTTTCAATGCCCTTTTATTAACTTCCTTTCTAACAGCGTATGAGTCCTCTCTTTGCCATCTTTCTTCTTTGTTACACTCGGACATAGACTCATCACTTACAAAGCCATAGGCAGTCTCTTGATGCAATTGAACCCTATCTTTAATGTATTGTTCTTGTTCTTCAAAACTCCATAGCTTTATAGGGACTACTAATATTTGTTGTTGTGGGTATTTATCATCTCTCTTTGCATTGTTTCTATTCCAATCTCTTAAGAAAGTTATTATCTTTAAATCTTTAATCTTTACATTCTTTTCTTTTGCTACAAGATAAGCATAACAATTTAATTGTCTTTCCCAATCTAACTTAGGATTCTTTACTGCCCAAACGCTAGTAAATTTATAATCCATTACACTAATACTTCCATCATCTTCAATCTTTTGTACATCAATAGCACCGGAAACTGTCCAAGTTCCAACTTGAGTAAACAATCTTTCTTCTACTAGGTGGTTATCATCAGCACCCTTTTCAGTTATGTGATGGATAGCACTACCAAGATTTGCCCAAAAAGTATCAACAACATCTTCTTCAATGTTGTTATCATTCGCCATTCTTAACACTGATACTTGAGGACTATCTATTAACTGCGTAATACTTCTATCAGATGCACCTCTTGAATAGTCTCTACTTTCAGCAAGGTTTACTAAAGTCTGTGGTAAGTTATGCTTGTTGGTTATTCTACTCGCCATACCCTAATACCCTCATCAACTTCTCTTGTTGTGATAGAAAAATTATCTTTTCTTTTCTGTTTTATAATAGATTTTGCGTAACCAATTTGATTTCTAAATGCCATAGGGTTTGAGCCATCAGGAATTGGAACAACAAAAGATTCATTGACTTCTAATTCTTGTAAACATTTTGTAATGCTATTAGGTTTTCTACGCACCTTTCTATTAATGGGTGGTATGGGTATATCCTTTTCAATCTTGAACATATTTACTCCTTTTTTCATCTTTACCCTTGTTATTATATGTATTTTGATATTAAATACAAATACTAATTAAAAAATTAATTTTATAGAAATTATGAATAGTGAATTATATCTTTCAGTTATATATCAAAGCATAAGAGATGCAGTATCTAATGATAGTAAGAAAGTATATGAGTCTTATGATTGGTTTGGTTCTGAAGATTTTGATGAGATATGTGAACTCGCTAATGTAAATGCCAATTCATTAAGAAAATCCTTGCTACATTTAAGAGGTAGCGAAAATCCAAAAGAGACAGCAGACAATATGATTTCATCAATCAGGGGAATGATGTGGAATAAAAAGGTTGGAGAGGAAAACTCTAGTATAAAACTAGATAGTTAAATACTAGATATGTTTTAAATAATAGATATAAATTTAGTTTAATACTAGATTATAGTAATACTAAACATAAGGAGTGGTAAATGCAAGAGGTAGTTTCAGTAATTAATTCTCAATACATTGAGGATTTTTCAAACAAGAGGATAGAATGTCCATCTTGTTCTCAAGGTAGAAAGAAAAAAAATCAACGAACTTTATCTCTCACAAGAGAGGGCAATAAAGTTTTATATCAATGTTGGCATTGTCAATTAAGTGGAGTAGTAGACATGAACAAAAAGAATAATCTAGTAGAAAAGAAAGTAGAAAAGAAAGTAGAAAAAATAACACCTTTAAAAATTTCAAAAACAGCGTCCCAGAGAAACGGAAAAAATGAATTTGAAAGTAAGATGCTTACAGATAGAGGGATATCAGAAGATACTGCAAAAAAATATGGTGTCTTGTTTGATAAGAGAGGGTTCAATGGTGTGGGTGTTCAGGATGCTATTGGGTTTCCTTATTACAATGAAGAAAATGTTTACGCTATCAAGTGGCGAACTGTTGAGGGAAAGAATTTTACCCAAGAGGGGTCAGCTAGAACGCTGTTTGGGTTAGATAGATTAACTATTAACGACTTAATAGTTATATGTGAGGGTGAGTTTGATGCTCTTGCTTTGTATGAAAGTGGTATTGATTGTGCCTTGTCAGTACCTAATGGTGCTGTAATGAAAGTTAGTAACAACAAGATATCTCCCCAAGAAGATAAGAAGTTTGCTTATATATGGAACGCCAACGACCAGTTAGACAATGTTGAGAAAGTCGTTATATGTTGCGATAAAGACTCATCAGGTGAAGCACTTACTGAAGAACTAGCAAGGCGTATAGGAAAGAATAAAGTTTGGTTAGCTACTTTACCGGAAGATTGTAAGGATGCTAATGAAACCTTACTCAAGCATGGCAAAGAAATATTAAAAGAATGTATTGATAACAGTGAGCCTTACCCATTATCAGGGTTGTATAAAAGTGAGCATTACGAAAATAGTGTTATTGATTTATATGATAAAGGTTTTATGCAAGGTGCATCAACAGGATATCAGAATGTAGATGAACTATTTAAGATTGCAGGTGGGCAGTTATCAGTCGTTACAGGTATTCCATCATCAGGTAAGTCTGAATTTATTGATATGATTATGATGAACCTAGCAAAGAAAGAGGATTGGAAGTTTGCAATATGTAGCTTTGAGAATCCACCGGATTTACACATAGCAAAGTTAGTAGAAAAGTATGTCGACAAACCTTTCTTTAGTGGTGCTATGGCTAGAATGAATGAGGATGAGAGAGACAATGCACTTAAGTTTATTGAAGAACACTTTATGTTTCTTGATTATACAAATGGGGAATCAGCTACCATAGAATCTATACTTGAGAAAAGTATTGGTGCTGTAAGACAGTTAGGTTGTAGAGGCTTAGTGATAGACCCATACAATTATATTGAGATGGATAGAACGACAGGTAATGAGACAGACAATATTTCTACTATGCTTACAAAGATAAGTCAGTTTGCTAAAGCACACGATATTCATGTTTTCTTTATCGCACATCCACATAAATTATATCCGGATATGAAAGGTAAGATACCTGTACCATCAGGATATTCTATCTCCGGTTCAGCATCATGGTTTGCTAAATGTGATTTAGGAATTACAGTTCATAGAGGAGATGGGACAGATGTCGAAATACATTGTTGGAAATGTAGATTCAAGTGGGTAGGTAAACAGGGCGAAACAATGCTAGAATATTATCCACCAACAGGCGTTTATTCTGAGAAAAATAATGAGGTTGTTTATGGGGAAGAATACGATTGGGAATTTTAATCCTACAGATTTAGGAACAAAGGAACTTCACTCACATTTTGATTGTGAGTTAGAAAGTTTGGGGAAAGGAATTTTTAGAACACGAATTAAGAACCAACTCGTTATAGATAAGTTATTTATTAACTCGTTAATAGATGAGAAACAACATAACGCAGGTGAATTTATATATAAGTTAGCATCCCAGTCAGGGATATTTCCATCATCAGTAAACCTTATTGCTACATTTCAGGATGGTGGATTGGCTAATACTTCTTCACATAAATCTTTGAAAGCACTTGTTCTTACAAGGATTACAAAAATTTTAAGAACTCAGGGGGGTCGCAACACATCAGTAGGTTTGCCGGATTTTCTTATCAATGTTGTTTGTTTTAATAAATCTATAACAAGCGAACAGGAATTGCACCTCTTAAAATTGGGACTAAATGCAATATCTGAACGCTTGTATAGAAAAAAGAGTGAGAACTCTAAGGATTGTTGCTTGAACGCTGTTGAATCTGTTGTTCAAGCATAAAGACTATTTGTGAGGATAGACTTCTTCTATTCTCATTTGCTACTTCTTGTATTGATTCTCGTAAAGTATCAGGCATACGGGTTGTAACATATCCGGTCTTTGGTTTTGGTTTTGTATTAAATTTTACTGTTGATTTCATTTTTACTCCTTAATGTATGTTCGATATTTCGTTAAATAATCTTGTTTGTTCTTCATAACTTCTATGAAACGCTGTATAAGTTCCATCATCTTCTTCATGTAGTATTTCAAAATAGACTTCATCTTGTTCTTCATTTACTACAAGAGAAAACAAATCTCCACAGTCTCCACAAACTGTTTGCATATCTTTATCAAAAGTTATTATTCTATGTAAACAATTTTTGTGTTTGTTGTTACTCATAAATACTCCTTGTTAAATAATCTTGCTTTGATTGAAACAAGAGGTTTATCTACAGGACTAATTGCAGTTTCGTAAACCAACTCATTCTCTTTTATTATATCTAATAGTGTATTTTCGATTTCTTCCCTTTCAGGTATGTGGTCAAAATCTAAAGTTACTATTACTCTTGTTGAATAATTTGCCATTATTTATACTCCTAAATTAATTAAATTTTTTATATACAATTGATTCTCAGGTGTAGTTCTTTCATGTTCAGTAGATTTCCATTGACTACCAATTATAATATTCCAACAATTTACATTGGATAACTTGTTATTCATTCTATATGCTTTGGGAAACCTATCGCCAAAATCTTCAACTAAATTTTCTGCTCTAGCCTTGTCATAAAATCTATTGTAATTTTTACCACCATTTAAATTGTATATAATAACAGGCACTTCTATTTTCTTTCCTCTATAGCTTTGGTCTTGCAAAAGTAAATACCAAACAGCATCTACAGTCCAAGACATTTCATTACTAAAAGAATAAAAACATTTCGCATCTTCAAACTTACCAGTTACTTTAATTGGTTTGCCAAAAATATTTACCATTTCTGCATAACTTTTTTCAACTGTAAAATCACTATTATAAAAATCATAATCTCTAAAAGGTTGAATAAATTTAGCATCAATCAATCTATCTTTCCATCCATAAACTTGGTCATGCTTTATAACTTTTTCAATACCAAATTTTTCATGTGTAATAAAAGGTTTTGCATATACAAACTTTGCTTTTGCACTCATTGTTTTAACTCCTTGATTAAATCATTGGTTTCTATTCTTAATACAAATACTTTGTCTTGCATTTCTTGTAACAAAGATTTTTGTTTCTTAAAGTCAGATTCAACATTCTCCATAATCTGTTCTAATTGTCTGATTAGTTCTTGTTTATCCATTTTTACTCCTTTTTTATAAATATTTTTAAAAATTAGGCTCATGTAAGCCTCGCTGTTGCATTTTCTGATAGCAGGTAAGGGTCTAGCATCTCCCAAATTACCCCCCTTTTAAAATTGATTTCAGTTAGAGGCATCTTCATTTAAAGGTTTAAATGTTTCCATATCATGCTTCAATTCTTCTTTTAAAATCTGTTTGATTTTATCTAAATCTTCTACAATTCTTTTGTTGTCTGCTCTCAATTCTGCCATAGCTAGAACATCATCAGATACTCTATGTCTTGTAGTAGCATCTCCATCTCCATCATCAGATACTTGTGTCTTTGATATAGAACCAAAAGATTTAAGTTTGGGATTTTCACTAGGTGGTTTACTTGATGGTAGAGGTTTTGCCTTGCCACTCTCACACCATATTCTAAAATGATATGGTGTATTTTTTCCTTTGGTATTTCCCTCGTATATTTTTCTTGAGGAAAATACCTTACCTATTTTTCTACCATACAATTGCACTGTAAGTTTGTGGGATTCTGTTTTAACAGTAAAACTTTGTCCGGCTTTCATATCTCTAAGAGATTTCATTGTCTCGCCAGTAAGAATATTCTTACCGGTATAATCAGGTTTTTCAATACCATCTTCTATTTTGATTTCTAATTTTTTCATTATGCAGTTACCTCTACTTCTATAATTTCACCATGCTTTGAGATACCAAAATGTTTTGGATTTGGCAGGTTCATTTGCTTTCTTTCAGGATGTAACTTATCAAGTATTAACTGATTAATAGTTACAAAAGTATTAAAAGACTTTAACAAAAGTAAATCTTCTTCTTTTGTTTCGTAATTATCCTTTGGTTTTCTGTCTATCTTTGTATAGATATGATTACAAATTTCAGTAATACTTTCTCTTACATCATTCAACAGGTCGTTATTTTTATTTACTAAATACATTATTTATTCTCCTTAATAATTTATTAAATTTATTTTTTTTGTTTAAAAAAGTTCTATACCATTTAGGTTTATAGATAGTAAAAATACCTATCTCTTTATTGGCAAGAATACGAATTATTGTTTTTTCTTTTTTACCATTGTAGCTATACCATAAAGGTCTAGTTTCTGTTATTTCCATGTCAGCTATCCAACGCCCACTAAAGTTAAACTCTTTTTCATTAACTACTACAGGCACTTCAACACCAGCAAAATCTATTCCAGTATGTTCTAACATGGGTCTTTTTATTATCCAAATATAAAACTCATAACAAAATACTATTATTGATTTTGTTAATCTGTTTCTATCTAATATGTCGATAACAAATTCTTTTATCTTATTCATACTCACTCCTTATAAAATAATTAAAATTATTATTCCAAGCACTAAAGCAAGAGGCTTTAGTACATACCAATTAAATCTAAACATAAAACTTTCATTACATTGTCTTTGAAAATCTTGTTTAAATATTCTCCATTCTTTTTTTAATTTATCCATTTTTATTTTCCATTGATTCAGAAAGATAATATTCGCATCTTTCTCTATTAAAATAATTTGATGCACCATCTTTGTTATTAGCATCTATATATCTTTTAATTAAAATCTCTAATTCTTTTTTAATTAGAGATAACATAAAAGGCAGTTCATCTTCAGGGTTGTTTGGAAACATTACAGTATGTCCATTAGTAGTCCTAAACTTAAGTAGCAAATCATATATCTCACATAAAGAATCCATTTGCTTTTCATTAATAGGCTCATCCCAGTTTTTTATAGTTAATTTATCCATTTTTACTCCTTGTTTTTATAGATAGGGGTTCTTCCCACATAGTTTTTTGAGACAGCTTTCTATATCTGCCACCCAAAATTTGATAGTTCATTAAAGTTATTGTTGGGTCTGAATAATCTAATATTTTTGACTCATCTAAGATGCTGTATCTGATAATGTTTTTAGGTTTGATAATTCCTTTATGACAGGCATTACCTAACGCACCTAAACTATCTGCGTAAGCAGTCTTGTAATCAAGCATATTTTTTTTGAACCATGCAGTTCTTTCTTCCATGCCAAGAGACAAAGTATCTTTCCATGCAGGGTCAACTCTTGTAATTTGCTCAAGAAAATCTTCATCAGGATATAAACTTTTAGTATTTACTTTTACTTCAAATACTACAGGTTTGCCACCTAATTTGTGTGATGCAACTTGAGAAAAGTAAACTGCATAAGCACTAGATAAGTAAACCATGTCAGGTCTACTAGGATTATCTTCCCAAATACTTTCTTTTTCATATCTAGGTTTGATACCTTGCTTTAAAATATCATCAAGATATTTAGTAGATGTTCCATGATATAAGGTTACCTTTTTTTGGTTGTAATCTTTTACAGGATATTTAAGTTCATCTTCTCTTTCCTTGATATATCTTTCGGCTTCTTGTTCTAAGTAATGTTTTTCCATTAGCTTTCCACCTCTACATATTCTCTTGTTAGAGAATGTTTAAAGTAATCTTTATTGGTTTTTTTGTTTGAAAACATATACATATAAGGTTCATTTCTACTTATGTTTGTTTGTTTCCAAAAGTTCTCAAAAATACTTTTAATATCTTTGTAGTCTTTTGTATAAATATTATTTTTCATTGAATACTCCATCATCAATTTGTTTTTCAACTACACTTATTTCATTCCATACATCATTAATCATTGATTGGTCTAAGTCATATTCAAAAGCACTATCAGGTATAGCATTGTCTAAATCTGAAAAGGCTTTTCTTAATCCACCTAAATAGATAAATGTTTGTTTTGTTTTTGGTTTACTCATACTCACTCCTAAGTATTAATTGGTTAATAGATGCTTGTTTTTAAAACAGAACAAGCAAACTGCCCTACTTGAAGTTAAGCAACTTCAACTATATCTCCAAATTTAAAGAATTGTGATGTCATAGTGGTTGCCCATATCACCGGATAGTCAGGCTCACTACATGGATAACAATATCCATCAGTCAGGTAGATAAGAAACGCAATATCATTATCAAGTTCTTTGTCTATGTATTTGATAACAGGCTCATAGTCAGTACCACCCCCACTCATATAAGTAAGTTCTACTTCCTCGTTAGCATCAAAAGTATCAATACGCCTAACTGCATCATCACAATAAAGAACTGTAAGTTCCTCGAAGTTTGCAACAGGAACAATATTGTTTACTGCATCTTGCATCATAGCCATATCTTCACGACAGATTGAACCACTAATATCTAAAGCAATAACACCTTTTGCACTAGGTTTCTTTTCACAACTAGGTAAGTAAAGATTTTGATGTACAAATCTTCTATTTACATTATTGAAGTTATAATCATTGGTTTCTACTTTGTCCAACACTAAGTTAGCCAACACATCATCCCAAGAAACAGATTGCTCTTTCACGATATCTAACATACCTTTTGTAGCATCTCCACCTTTACCCATACCTTTAGCACTTTGTTCAGCTTGTAAAACTTGAACAGTGATTTCTTTTTCCATCTCTTGAAGTTCTGATTCAGTAAGTTCTTTACCATCTTCACCAGTAGCATCAATAACTTCTCCAACTGTTTGGACATCATCATGCTCTTTATTTTTAAAGACTTCTTTGTAGACAGATTCAGTTTTCCATTTAGCATACTTTGTATCAAACAAACCACCATCAGGTAGTATAAATCCATGCTCAAACAAAATAGCATTGATTACATAATCACCGGCAATATTCCAGTAATGTGGACACCTATCTTTTCTTCTCAAGTGATGCTTGAAAACAATGTGTAAGACTTCGTGAGCAATTACACCAACTCTTTCTTGATGAGTGATACCTAACACCCATTCTTTGTTATAGAACAGGTGAGTACCATCTACTGCCATTGTATCAATATCATCTCTTTCAACGATTTTCATACCTAAAGCAAGTTTGCCAAAAAAAGGATGTTTGATAATAAGTTCAGTTCTAGCTTTAGTCATTTCTTGTATTATCATTAGTCTAACCATCCCTCTAAATCATCAATGATTTCCTCAGACTTTTTAGCAATTTCTTTAGCCTTGTCTTTATCATCTCTTAATGATTCAGCAGTAATATCATTACCGGCAAATATGTCCATCAAGTCTTGATGAGCCTTATGAATTTTTGCATCACCACCAACATTCAATGCCGGTATTGTTTCGCACAAATCAATAACCTTATCAAGTGTAGAATCTCTAAAGGTCTCACCATCATTGATTCTTTCTGCAAGATGTCCAAGAACTCCAGTCATTTTATCAACAACATCTGAAGTAATCTTTTCTACTCTTTCATTTTCTTGCTTTTTGGCATTTGCTTTTAGTTCATCAATCTCATCTTTTGATAAATTAATTCTAATATCATCAGTAGAGGGAACTACATTCTTGATTACTTCGCAAGAAAAACATTCGCCAATTTCAGTTTCATGTGGAAAATCATCTGCTTTGAAATTTGCACCAAATTCTCTTTGTGCATCTTTGATGATATCCGGATATTCAGAAACAAATTGTTTTACCAATTTCTCTCTATCATCTCTATAAGATGAAAACCTTTTCTCAAACCTATCTTTTGCATCAATAGGTAATAGATAGTTTCCATTATTGTCCCATGCATGACAAAAACCTCTATAACCAGCACCGGAATAGATGCAGTCAGTTCTTATCAATCCATCAATTTTTTTAATCTCTTTCAGCGTGGTGGAATTGGTTAGTTTCTTTGATACTGAATACAAACTTGCATCAGTATTAGAATCATATCCAATTTTTTCTGATAAGGATTTATCAGTTTTAGTTCCACCCCATTTCTTGAGTTCAACTTTGATGAGCATGGCTTTTTCATTTAGGGCTACTGCCATAATATTTCTCCATGTTTAAGTATTAATCAGTTAATACTTGTTACCAATAACATCCCAAATACATGGGATGTTTTCATAGCATCTCAACTAATCATCAGTCGGTTTAAAGCGTAATGTCTTGATGCTTGATATCAAAATTAATAAACGCTTTGGTTTTTCTAATGTCAGGATTCGATTCCACTGCATCAGTCATACATAAAATAGCGAACTCATCAGGTAATGTGTCCAAGTATTTTACAAACTTATCAATGTTTGTCTTATCCATCTTCCTAGCAATTATGCTTGTAATCGCATAAAGAATCGCAGGGTCAGATTCAGTATCAAGGCTCTCAGGGTCATTCAAGATTTTATCAAGTGATGGTAAACCTCTAACAGTTCTCAAGAAACCTATCAATTCAGCACTCACACCCTCTCCAATAGTTCCGGAAAGTAACTCATGCTCAATATCAGAATCAGGACATTCAGACATAATCCTTGAAGCATATTCCCAACTTCTAGGCGTAGTATTTACTCTTGCATTTTTATCAAATACAAATAAATTCTCCGGTCTATATCTCATATACGCTATGATTTCAGGCATAATCTTTCCACTTGATTTTGCCCATGCAATCCACTCATCAGGACAAGGTTCAAAATCTAAATGAATAAATCTATCTCCCAATGCTGTATTAACCCTATTCGCACCGGCTTTATCTTGTAACCTATTACCAGCACTGACAATGACTGTCGAATCAGGTAATTTATACTCACCCAATTGCCTATCTTTAACTAACTGAAATAATGCATTTTGAACACTAGGACTCCCATGAGGTAACTCATCTAGGAATAGTAATGTTTTTGGCTCATCTTCAGTAGGTAAAAAGACAGGTGGATTCCAAACAGTAGTTCCATTTTCTACGCTAGGAATACCCCTTAAGTCCACAGGGTCAAGTAGTGAAACCCTAACATCTCTTATTTGATAACCCAAAGATTCTCCAACTTTGTGGATAATTTCTGATTTACCAATACCAACGCCACCCCAAATAAATGATGGTTGCTTGATAGATATTAGAGTCGAAAGTGATTTTTCTAATTGTTTCGCTTTCATATTTACTCCATTTTGCGATTAATAAAACTGAAATGACTATTTCGCAGTTACTCATTCAGGCATAGGTACTATTCCTATACGATAGTCAAAATTAGATGGCTAGTTTTAAGGTATGTGGTACTAGCCAAACCACTGGTAAATTTACCTATACACCCTTAGCATTTTCAAAAGCTACTTGAAATGCTGTTTTCTTTTTTACTTTTGGCTTGTAAATTTTCATAGATATCAATTTATCTTTTTTATTTACCACCACTTTTCTTTTTGATTTATTCATAATCACTCCTTAGTGTAATATTCTCTATAATATCCATATCCATCACAACACCAACAATTATCAACTCCCATATCTCCATTAATAGTTCTTGATACGCCACTTCCATAACATTCTTCACAGGTTATTTTTACTGATTCGTTATTTGCTTCAGGTTCATTCATAATCACTCCCATATTTTTTTTCGTATCTAACATCTTCTAATGCTGTAGCAAGTCTTTTACAAGAATCTTCACAACTCTCAATTACAACATCAGACATATCATTCATAACTGCATACGCTAATTTTCCTCTTGCTTCTTTCAAGCATTTTTTCAGGTATTTTTCTTGATTAAATTCTGTCATATTTACTCCTCGTTAAAAGACAATTCTAAACATCTATCACAACAGTTATCATCTTCAGGAAAGACAACAACACCACAACGATTACATTTAGGTTTAACTTCACTTTCTGCCCAAGTGTTGCCATTTGCAATACAAGGCTCTCCAGTCCCACCAGTTAAGGCGTAAAGTTTATTTGCTTCAGGTTTATTCATATTTTCTCCTATCTATTAATTGGTTAATGTTTATTACCTAGAATTGGGACTCCGGAAAGTCCCAAGTTTCGCCACCTTTCAGTGTTGCTCATCAGTAGGTTTTATCAAGCATAAACAGATATTTTCCATGATGCATAAGGTTCAGCTTCATGTCCTTTTTTCTCTAAGGATTTCAAACCAAATAGCATTTCAGCAGTTTCCCAGTTTGTATATCCACCACACTCATCCCATGTTTCGTTAATCATGTCGTAACAGTAGCCACCATCATATAGTATCTCAACCACTTCATTTTCTTCTTCAGATTCTCTAATAATCAAATCTTTCCAAGCATCTTTTTTATGGTTTGGAATAAGTTCTTCCATCCCACTTTCATCAAGATATTTGTTAAAAGATTTAGTGATATGCTCAATTATTTTTTCTGCTTTCATAAATTTTCTCCATAAAATTAAATTATTACCTAAACAAAAGGCTCAAAAGAGCCTTAAGTTTCGCCACCTTTCAGTGTTGCTCATCAGTAGGTTTATTCAGAAATAACGATATATCCACACTCATACATGGCTTGATGAATGTTATCTTCATTTTTTAAGAAACATGAAATCGTGTCTCTCAATTCAGTATCAAGCGTATTGAAATGCGATTTCAACGCTTTCTTGCTAACTTTGGCACTAGAAAGTAATGATGCTATCTCCAAAATACTGGCGATATCATCAAGGATTACATCCTTACCATCACTCCAAAAGGGGTCATAATATCTTTTCATTTCACATTCAACCAAACTCAACAATGCTTTTATTTTATTCATAAATTTTCTCCATAAAATTAAATTATTACCTAGACTTATCACTTTGGGATTAGCTACTTTACACACTCACAAGTTTAGTCCCTAGAGACAAGCAAGTTACACACCGGTTCATCACCAGCATAGCCTTAGCACATATTGATATTCTTGAGTTTTGTGTTCTGTGGGAATCTCAACTCTCCGGAAACCACCCAAACCTTTAGTCTTGCTAGGACATTCGCTAATGGACAGAATCGTTCTCAATGAGACAACACTCTCTCAACCCTGAATAAACTCTCAAAAACATGAAGTCCGGATTTTTCGTGGTGAGGATTTTCAGGTTACCTCTTCTCGATTATGTCCCATGTGTCGATTCAGGCTCTAGGCTTGAACCCTCGAACCAAGTCCTTGCGACCGGCTCTCATGGGGACAATGAGTGTCCCACTAGGGCGTGTTTGGAAAGGGGTTTTTCAACGACAATCCCAAACGACAGGGTATTATAAACATGGATTACCCCACAATTGCAAGTGTTTGTGATAAATAAAATGATATTTCTTTACGCCTTATGTTCATTCCGGAACTTGTGTTGCTTACGAAGTAAGCGTATAAAGGGGTTTAGGCATAGATGACATAGGAAGTCATCCATATAAATTAAATCAAATATTAATAGGTTAATAGATAGGATATGAGCAAAATCAAAGACAAGGACAAGAACAAGGTAACTAATATAGATGGATTAACACCTAAGCAAGAGAAGTTTGTACAAGGTGTATTATCAGGTATGACTGCTAGTGAATCATATCGCAATTCATACAACACAAAGAACATGAAAGATAGTAGCGTTTGGAGAGAAGCTAGTGTCCTTATGAGCCACCCTAAGGTTTCCCAAAGGGTCAAGGCAGGGTTCAAGAGAAAAGAGCAGTATTCAGTTAGTACATCACTCTCTCTAAGACAGTTTGTTACAGACCAGTTAATCAAAGAAGCAAAGGATATTAACAACAATGAGTCAGCAAGGATTCGTAGCCTTGAGTTAATAGGAAAGATATCTGAGGTGGCACTCTTTACTGATAGGGTTGAGACAACTAGCAGTAACAAGACCAGTGATGAGATTAAACTGGAACTGGAACAGAAAATACATGAACTCTTTGCAACTGATAAT